ATATCAGTTCAAACACTACAATACGATATTCAAGACCAGTTACAAAAAATAGTTCCAATGCCATAGCAAAAGGAGATGGTAATACATACTATACTGATACTACAACAACATGGACTGCTGGAGAAACCATTACTGGAGCTTCAAGTGGAGCCACAGCAACTGTTCATGCCAGTACAACTCAAACTATCGGTGATATAGATAACCATTATCTTTCTTTGGATGAAAGTTATATTGGTATCACAGGAATTATACCACTTACTGAAAATTTGAATGGTAGTACTAATATGTTTTCAGTCAACTATCAGTACGCATTAAATGACCTGTATACTATGGGTTCAGCTGGTGATATGAAGAACTATGTTTTCACTCAACAATATCTTTCTACTATTCAAAATCTTTTCTCTGGATTACCTAGATTCAGATTTAATCGTCACAGAGATAGAATTTATCTTGATATAGATTGGAGCTCTGACCTTAAAATAGATGACTTTGTTATAGTTGAAGCTTACGCATCTATGAATCCAGATACATATACGGATGCTTATAGTGATATTTTCCTTAAAAAATATTGTACAGCTCTTTTGAAAAAACAATGGGGAATGAACCTTATAAAATTTGAAGGTGTTCAATTGCCTGGAGGTGTTACTTTAAATGGGAGACAATTATATGATGACGCAATTACAGAATTAGAATACTTAGAAAGAGAAGGAAAACTGGAGTATCAACTCCCCGATGACTTCTACATGGGTTAGAGGATATAAATGGCTACCAATCACTACTTTAATCATTTCGGAAAAAATACACCAGAACAAAAGCTCGTTGAAAGTCTTTTAATAGAGTCTATCAAATCTTTTGGTATTGATGTTCACTATATGCCTAGAACTGAAGTTAATACAGATTCTATCTACGGAGAGGATCGTATTTCTAAGTTTGAAGACGCTCGTATTGTAGAAGTTTACATTAAGAGTATAGATGGATTTGAGGGTGATGGTACTTTTGTAAGTAACTTTGGACTAGAAGTAAGAGATCAAATTACATTTACAATTTCTCGCAGACGATTTATAGATTTAAATTTTGAAGGAAGTAATAGAGATAAAGAACCATTAGAGGGTGACCTTATTTTCTTTCCTTTGTCTGACTCTCTGTTTGAGATTAAACACGTGCAAGATACGAATGTTTTCTATCAGATGGGTGGACTGCAAACTTTTGATTTAGTTTGTGAACTCTTTGAATACTCTGATGAAGCAATTGATACTGGTATTGAAGAGTTAGATAGTATAGAAAGAGAAGAATCTTATTCCATAAAATTTACACTTGGTACTGGAGCTGGTACATTTACAGTTGGTGAACAAGTATATCAAGGTTCTACTGGATATGCAAACTCTTCAATTAGAGGAGAAGTTTTTGATTGGAACTCTAGTACAAGTCTTCTTACAATAGGAAATATTGTTGGAGCTTTTGATGCGGATAATCAAATGTATGAATTTCCGTTTTCTATAGCATTAGAAGATGACACCACACTTCTTTTGGAAGATGAGACAACAAATACCCCCAATTCTTCAACTGAGGGTAAACTATTCTTTGAATCTGGTGCATCTTATGCCACAACATCTTTTGATGATAAGGCAATATCAACTGATGCATATGCAAACAATGTAGGGATTGAAACTGTGGCTGACTCTATACTTGACTTTACAGAAGGTAATCCATTTAGTGAAGGAACAGGGTACTAATGTTAGGATCTACCTTTTATCATCAAACTATAAGAAAATATGTAGCAGTGTTTGGAACTCTTTTCAATGATATTAATATTGAAAGGAAAAATTCAAGTGGTACTGTTGTTGAAAGATTAAAAGTTCCTCTTGCATATGGCCCCAAACAAAAGTGGCTACTTGCTATTCAAGATACCACTGCAGATAGAAAAGTTGTAGCGACGAGAACTCCAAGGATGGGGTTTGCGATGACAGGAGTTACTTACGACTCAGCGAGAAAATTGAATACGATTGGTAGAAATGTAGCAGCAAATACTTCTTCTACTACTACCAATATGATTACAATGTACAACCCTGTACCTTATAATTTTGATTTTGAATTGTTTATACTTGTTAAAAATGCTGAAGATGGAACTCAAATTTTAGAACAGATACTTCCTTTTTTTACACCAGAGTTTACCGTTACCGTCAATACAATTCCCGATATGAACATTAAGGCAGATGTTCCTATTACATTAAACTCTTCTAGTGTAGCAGATGAGTATGAAGGTGATCTATCAGCAAGAAGGACTATTACTTGGACTCTTTCATTTTCACTCAAGGGTTTTATATATCCAAATGTTTCATCTGGTCAAGTTATTAAAACAATTGAAGTTAATTTCCGAATTCCGGGCGGTGATACAGAAATAGAACTTGCAGAGTTTATCATATTTGAAGATAGTACACCAGATACCACAAACTATATAATACTAGACGGATTTGATGAAGGTACTTCATACAGAACATTCAGTAGAGCAAGAATTGTAAACGAAAATACTACTGATGGTGTACAAGATGCTACAATCAAATCTCGTTATACAGTTGTTCCCGCACCGCTTTCTGCAACAGCTGACACCGATTATGGTTTCTCAGAAACTTTTGAGTTTTTTGATGAAGGTAAATATAATGATCCAACAACTGGTACGGATATAGCAACATGAGGGATGTGATGCCTATGAATGTGGATGACCACTTAGATGAAGTTTTAGGAATTATAGAAAAACCTAAGAAGGAAGTCATTAAAACAGAGCGTTTTGTTCCTGTTATCACAAATGATGATAGTGGCGATAGTGAAATAGATTTCCAGTACGCAAGAGAAAACCTTTACAACCTCATAGAACGAGGACAGGATGGCTTGGAGGAAATGTTGGAAATAGCCAAAAGTTCAGAACACCCCCGTGCGATGGAAGTTTTCGGACAGTTAATCGGAAAACTTACTGAAACGAATAAAGAATTGTTAAATCTACACAAAACAAAAAAAGATATTTCACAGGACACTTCTGGCCCTAAAAATGTATCTAATAATCTTTTTGTTGGTTCCACGGCAGAATTACAAAAGTTTCTCAAGAGGGGGAAGGCCATAAAAGAAAATGAAGAAGAGTGATGGGAACAAAGTCTTACCTCGGAAATCCTAATCTAAAGGGTGTAGGTGTCAGCGTTGATTGGACACCAGAAGCAGTTGAAGAATACAAAAAGTGTATGGAATCACCTTTGTATTTTATCAAAAATTATGTTCAAATTGTAAATGTTGATCGTGGTTTAGTTCCATTTGATATGTGGGACTTTCAAGAGGACATGATAAACAATTTTCATGATGAAAGATTTGTAATCTGTAAAATGCCCAGGCAGACAGGCAAATCAACTACCATTATATCATATCTACTACACTACATTCTGTTTAATCCAGAAGTTAACGTAGCAGTACTTGCGAACAAGGGTGCTGTTGCCAGAGAACTTCTGTCACGATTACAGTTAGCATATGAACACCTACCAAAGTTTCTTCAACAAGGTGTGACAGTTTGGAACAAGGGAAATATTGAGCTAGAAAATGGCTCAAAAATGTTGGCATCTGCAACTTCTGGTTCAGCTGTTCGAGGGTCTTCTTTCAACATCATTTTTCTTGATGAGTTCGCACACGTTCCAAATACCATCGCCGAATCATTCTTTACCTCTGTTTATCCTACTATATCTTCTGGTGAAACTACCAAAGTGTTTATTGTTTCTACCCCTCTAGGTATGAATCTATTCTATAAAATGTGGATAGATGCAGAAGAGAAACGTAACAACTATGTTCCAATTGAAGTACACTATACACAAGTTCCGGGCAGGGATGAGAAATGGAAACTAGAAACAATCAAAAATACTTCAGAGTCACAATTCAATCAAGAATTTCTTTGTGAATTTTTAGGTTCAACTCGCACCCTTATAGATGCATCAAAACTGCGGTCTATGGTATTCAAGAAACCCATATTCTCAAACAATAATATTGATGTTTATGAAGAACCAATCAAAAAAGCCACATATTGTATGATTGTGGATACAGCTCAAGGTAAGGGTCAAGATTTCTCTGCCTTCTCTGTTTTCGATGTTTCACAGATACCATATCGACAAGTTGCAAAGTATAGAGATAATAAGATTTCACCCATGTTATATCCAAATATTATATATCAAGTAGGAATGAAGTATAATACTGCCTTTATTCTACTAGAAATAAACGATATGGGTTCACAGGTGGCTGAAACTTTACACTATGACCTTGAGTATGAAAATGTTATGATAACTTCTATGAAGGGTAGAGCCGGTCAACAAATTGGAGGTGGTTTTTCAAAGAATATTCAACTTGGAATACGAACCAGTAAACAACTTAAAAGAATAGGTTGTGCCACTCTAAAAGAAATGATTGAGACAGACAAGTTAATCGTTCCAGACTTTGAGACTATTGCGGAACTGACAACTTTTGCATCTAGACACAACTCTTATGAAGCAGAAGAAGGAACACACGATGACCTTGCAATGACGTTGGTAATCTTTGCTTGGTTGGTTCAACAACGATACTTCAAGGATATAACAAACCTTGACCTCAGACAAAAAATGTATGAAGAATTTGAAGAACAGTTTGAACAGGATATGCTTCCATTTGGTATTATTGATGATGGTCGAGAAGAAGATACCTATACGGACAATACAGGTCAAACGTGGGAAGTAGAAACCTCTGTAAGAAGTTATTATTAAACATCTGTTCCAAACCCAAAATCTGCATCAGGCTCTTCTTTATCGTGTCTTATATCTTGAAGTAATTTTTTAACATCTGGATGTACTCTTGTAGAATTGTAGTCTAATCTAGATTCAGATTTTGTACATACTATTAGATGTTCTGGATTCACACATGAGTTTTGTCCACAAATTTGATGTACGATATATCCTGAAGAGATTTCTCCTTTATGATGAAGGTAAGAAAACCTATGTGCAGGTATAGATTTTCCTTGATATGAAAACATTCCATATCCCTGTTGTGTTTTTGAAGCCTTCCATGTCCAACATCCACTTCCTGTGTTTTTATCTATCTTTGTTAAAAAGCGTTCAATTTCTTTCATGTTACCTCCGCGTG